ATCTTGTTTAAAAAATATTTCGGTAGAATATTGAATTCCATCCATATTGTAGGTTCTATATGCAGCACCCTTTGCTACAAAATCTCTATTGTTTTTTATATAACCATCATATATTCTATTACCACCAGTATCAAATATTTCACCCAAATCATACAATGCGGTGTTTTCCAATTTCAATGCATTATCTTTTACTAATTTGTTTGATTTTATTAATTTCGTAAACCACTTAAAAAAATCAACTGGTAGTATTTCTGATAATTTAAGTGCAGATACCTTTTTTTTGTATATTCCAGTAACAAATATAATTGTTTCCTCAGAACCTGCTAATCTTTCTTTATTACCATCAGCATATTTGTATGTACTTATTTTATACACACCATATGGTTTTATATTTCCTTTAGAAACTCGTTTACCAGTTCCCTCTTGTAGTAATCTATATTTTGATGAATGATTCATTATAACTTATTTAATTTTGGTAACTTTAATTTTGGTTTTTCTGATATTGGTGTTTGTTTTTTTAATTTAGGTAATTGGAATGGTTTCTGAATTGCAATAGTACCAACATACTTATCCATAATTTTACCTAATTCTTCGGTCATTTTTTTCATTGTGAACTTATTTAAAATATTTGTTCTCAACCCTGCCGATTTTTTTAGATATGAATCATATTCATTAAATACTTTGTAAATCTTATTAGCTGCATCTGAATAGTTTACTGTAAACCATTTTGATTCTTTTAGTAAGAATTTATCTGCTGCTGAATTGTGTACATCAGTTAATTGACCATCTAAGAAAACAGTATGCTCTTCTGGTAAGAAATCTACGTGCCCACTCCATTTGGAAACAATAATTGGTTTTCCTGTTGTTGCAAATTCAGCAAGTGGTCTACCGTATCCTTCACCTTTTGTAAATGAAATCATTGCTTTTACCTTTTTGTGATTATATAGTTCAACCATTTCTGATTCTTTTAAATCACCATGTAGTAAATATATTGATGGTACATCATCTAATCCTTTGATAGCGTTTTCTATTTTTTCTCTAGTTGTTTCTCTATCAATTACCGAAAATCCAGCATGTGATGTTTTTAAGATAAGACCTGGTCTTTTATCTTTAGGTAGATATTTGAAAATAGTAGAGAATGTTTTAATAACCATTCCTACATCTTTTCTATCTTGTCCTAAATGTCCTTTTAACCAATGCCCAACAAATAAGAAGTTGAAATCACTTTCAATTCCATCTAATACATCTATATCAGTTATAGTTGGATTTTCATATAATTCTTTATTAACACCTTCAAATAGAACCTCACATGGTTTTTCATTTTTGAAAGTTTTAATAATTTGTTTAGTTTGTTTATCTTGCTCTTGAAATTGAGTTTTATCAAATAATGATTTAGTAAACTGAGATGGTACAATGATTAAATCCATTTTATTACCACCTTCTAAGAATTCTCTAGGAACTACTGTGGTTTCAACACCAGCAGTAATACCAATATTATATTTACCTTTTGGTTCAAATTCATTAGCAACAGACATCTGCATAAAGATATCTGGTTTTCTATTTACTTGAGTTGCTATATTCGATAACATCTTTTTACCGAATTCAGTATTTGGGTCTGCTTGATTCTGAGGAGTATTTCCCCATCTAGTTGGTACAATCTTAATATCATACCTATCTAACTCAAACAAGCTTCTCAAAATATCTCTTGCATGGTCTCCATAACCACTTCTAGTGAATACTGGAGCCTGATATACTAATAAAGGTTTATTCATAACTTTTTATACAATTTTAAATAATTCGTATCGTTTTCTTGGTTTGAAGTTTTTGAAAGTACTCTCAACTCCATTAATTAGTTGTTGGCACATATTACTTTGAGATAATCCCATATCTTCAATAAATGCTCTTCTTCCTTCTAACCCATTTTTCTTTAATTCTTCGGTTGGAGTATTATAAACTTTCTCCATTTTTTCTGATAACTCAATTACATCGATTTTATCATCCCAAATATAAGGAGTTGGAACTGAACCTGTCAGAGATTGTGCTCTACTCCAAATTGGTGTAGCCCATTCTCCCCAAGTTACTTTATCTTCCCAATCTCTCCATTTGTGAAGTGAACCAATCTTAATGTAATCATCAGCTGTTAGATATTTACCATCCACTTTAAATCCACATTGGTCTTGTAATCCACCAGTAACATTTACAATGATTGGTGTACCAGCCATAACCGATTCTGCAGTTGTTAACCCAAATCCTTCATTACCAGCAATATTTACTGTACAATCAGCCATATTATAAAGAAGGTTTAATTGGTCAGTTGATAATTTAGCAGTTGAGAATACTACATTACAATCAGCTGCAAGAGTTTCGGCAACTTTTGGTAAATCAGTACCATTTTGGTCTGATGGTGTTGTGTGCATTAGTAGTACAGCTTTAGAAGCTTTATCTTTACCAATTTTATCACAAAACTCCTTAAATGCCATAATAACATCAGATGGTTGTTTTCTTCTAATATTTCTATTAGACCAAAAGAATATAAAATCGTAATCTTTACCAGCTAATATTTTATTTCTAAAATCAGAAGGTACATCAGTTGGTTTATATTCGTTTTCATTTATACCATGTGGTACATATGAAACTTGCCAATCTGAATGTGGTTTCCATGTTGGTTTATCGGTTAAAGAAGTTAACCTACTTACTATTCCATATGTTTGTCTTGAAATAGCACCTAACCAATCACAACTTTCGTAATAATTTCTATTATATAATGGGTCTGGTAAATCATCCCATATTGTATAATAAAGAATTGGACAGGTTTCTCTGATTTCGTGTTCCATATCATATAACCAAGTCCAATAACGTGGGTCAGTAAAATGAAGGATAGCATCAGGCTTTTCGGAATTCATAATTTGTCTTAACAAATCAGCGTTTCCATAACCATTCCAAGGTAAGATTTTAACCGATGCATCTTCTACACCAGTTCTTTTCTGCATATCAACAGATAAATCTAAAACTTTACCTTTATCGGGGTGTTTAATTGCTGCACCTACTTGGAACCAATCGTACTCATTAAGAGTACCCATTACCAATGCTTTACTCATAGTGGCGATACCACTACTCATCCTCATATCATCTGAAAGGAGAAGAATCTTTTTTTTACTCATAACTTATTAAAATAACTTTTTTCTTTAAAATTGCGAACCTGAAATTTGAAGGTTTGAATATTCATTCATTTCTTTTCTAAATCCATCATCGCTTACATATCGTTCAACTGTTCTGTTTACCAATTTTTGAAGTGTTACATCCGATTCGAATGATACTCTTTTGAAATTTGAATAAACACCTTTTATAATCTTTACAGTTGTTAGTTTAGTTTCTACACTCATAGTATATATTGTTAGTATTTATATATATAAGTATATAGATATTTATTTTCCGTTAAGCTTTACCATCACAAATTCCTCTAGTCTTAAACTCACAGAATCTACAATTCTTTTGTCTATCACCTGGAACTTTAGGATATGGTAAATCTCTATAATTACCTTCATCATCAAATACCTCATTTACAAAGTTCATAAACTCAGTATAAACCTTATTAACAGTTGGTTTACCATTAGCTGGAACATGCCTAGACATATACGGAATTGGGAACGGAGCATCTTCATAAAGTTTTCTTCTCATAATCTGATATTCAACTTTAATCTTCTCCAATGGAATTTGGAATAATTCAGAATAATACTTTTTGTATATAACGATTTGTGCGTTCTTATACTTATCTGATTTCTGATATTTGTTCCAACCTCTAGTTGATGTTTTTAAATCAATAATGATAATTGAATTATCTGATAAATCTCTCATTACCACATCAACAAAACCTATGAAGTTTACACCTTCTTTTACTTTTGCATTTAATGGAATTTCAATTCCTACTAGTTCGAATCCACTCTTTGTATAGAACTTATCTAATTTCTTTTTAAACCACTCTAATATACATCTACCATCTCCGTAGAACTCTTCTAATTCTAGCTGAGTACATACACTACCCTCAGTTAGTTTATCGTTCTCTTTGATGTATTCTTTTCTCATCCACTCTAACAACAACTTATCAGTATCTATTTCCATTGCTTGTTTCTTAGAAACTCCGTACATTACCGAAAGGAAATGTTGTATTGTTTCGTGAATAGCAGTTCCGAAAATAGTATAAATATTAGCTGATGATTGTCCCAATCTATCAATGTATCTCAGTTTATATGAACGAGGACACGATGAATATAATTGGTATTGTGAAAAACTTACTTTTGCCATAAACTTTTATTTGTTATACAAATATACGAAAAAAGTTTGGGATTACCAAACTTTTCTCAATTATATTTTCAATTTTAACTTTTTTATTATCTTAGGGTCAGTACCATAATCCTCTGATAATTGTTTTATCTTTTCTTTACCAGTTCTACTAGCGTATAGAATCTTTAAGTAATCTTCAGCTTCTAACTTAGAAGTTTCATAATGTTTAGCTACTAATTCAACTAACCACTTTTCATACTTATCAGCTCCTTTGGGTTTCATATACTTCATAAAGTGTCTACCCTTTGGAAGTAAATCAATCATAGCAAGATAGAATGCTTTAGGAGGAACTTCTTGAAGATATGGTTGAACAGCTGATATTGTTTCAATCCATTCGTATTTCATAGATAGAAATCGTAATAACATATAGTTACTCCAAGTCTTTTTATCAGCTTCTTCTAACGTATCAAAATATTTAGGATTTTGTTCGTTTGTTATTGCCTTAACGTGGTCAAATAATGATTTAGGCATTATCTTCAGCTTTTTTTCTATCTAATTCTTCTAATACTGCTAGTTGTGGTGATAGTAACTCTTCACATATCTCACCACAATTTCCACAAAGTAAAACTTCTATTGGTACTACTACATCTTGAGCAGTTCCAGCTACTAACTTAGATATCTTTCTGAATTTAGAACCATCTATGAATACATCATATCCACAATGTGAACAAATTACAGGATTTGATTTACCTAAATCAATTTTAGGTCCACCACCTTGCGTTGGTTGGTCTGATGCTTTTTGTGGTTTGTTACCACCAATTCCTACTATTTTTGCCATCTTAAATTAAATTTAATATTTCGATTAATGTTGCTGCCATTGGTATTTCTTTATCAATAGCATTAAAGTGTTTATTTTGTCCTTCTGCTAATGCTATAACTACATTTGCCGTATTTGATGGTGCATACTCATCTACCTTTTCATATAATAATGTAAATAACTCTGAGAAATCAGTTACTCTACTATCAATAATAGCTTGTCTCATATTCACATATTTATTTCTTTTATCATCTGAAGATTTTAGGATATCTAAAACTTTCATTTTATAATCGTTCTCCAAAAGGTTTTGAGTATCTACTTTCAACTCACCTTTGATTGAGTTTAATTGACAAGTATTGATAATCTTTCTAATATCAGGATACCCAGCATCAATAATTGGAACTAAATCTTTTGGTTGAAATGTTACTTCCTCACTAGTCAAAATCTTTGATATTTGAACTGCTACATCCTTTTTAGTTGGAGGTATGATTTGAAAAGTTTGACATCTACTCTGAATAGGGTCAATTACTTTTTCAACATAATTACAAGTTAAGATAAATCTACAATGTTGTGAAAATGTTTCCATTAGATTTCTCAAAATAGCTTGTGCGTTCTGAGACATATAATCAAACTCATCTAAGATAATGATTTTATACTTTTTGAATCCCATTGATGATGCGAATCCTTTTACTTTGTTTCTTACAGTCTCTACATTGTTTTCATCAGATGCGTTGATTACCATATAATCACAATCCATTGATTTTACAATTAGTTTAGCAAGAGTTGTCTTACCAGTACCTGCTCTACCATAAAGTAGAAGGTGAGGTACATCACCTGTTTCTAAATAACCACTTACCTTTTCTTTAAGGTGTTCGTTACCTACATAGTTTTCTAATGTTACTGGACGGTATGATTCTACCCATAAACTATTATCAACTTGTTCGTTATTTGTTTCTTCGAAAAATCCCATATTATATTTTTTTATCTACCTACTTCTTTTAATCTATCTGCTTTGAAAGTTTCCCAATCTTTACCTATACCATCGATATAGAATAAATCTTCAGGCTTTAACTTACCATTATCATGCAACTTTGAGTATCGTTTGATTGCTTGTCTTTTCCACCAATTGTTGATATAATCAACACCATCAACAAACTTCTTTTTCATTACTAACTCATCTTCTTCAATTTCTGAACGTAAGAACTCAGGTCCATTCTCATACATCATAGCGAGATATACACCTCTTTTGAAACCATGATGATACTCCGATTGTTTGATTCCACATTCTTTGAAGATTTGTGATAGAATCTTTTGTTTGATACCACTTACAGGTCCACTAGCACCCTTACCAGTTCCCATAGATTTACCATTTCTGATTCTTTCGTTAGTAATAGCCTTTTCATACCAATCTGCTCTATTCTCCTTAATCCATTGATGCCAAGGGTCATAGAATTCATCATCAGGTTTTAAAGATATTTTCCCAGCGGATTCCCCCAACGTTTTAAAGTGAGGGATTCCGTTGTATTGGGAATGGATTCCGTAAAGGGAAGTAGTTCCAACAGCTATCAATGTTTGCCCATACTTCTTTTTCCAGTACTCTCGTACTTCTGGAAGGGTAGTCATCATTGCTGTCAACTTACCACCTAAGAAATTGTAACCTAAAGGCTGGGTACAAACAATAGTGGATGCGATAGTAGTGAAATTTAACTTACCCTTTACGAATTTATCTTCTTTAGTCCAACCAATGTACTTATCTCGTACACCCATTGAAGTAACATCAGATGCTAATGATACTA